CCACCATTGCGCCTGCAGTTTGGCTTCCAGCACCCGGTGCATACGTGAACTCAACCTCAATGTTGAACATCTCATACAGCGCACTAAAAGCAAGCAATCTCGGCAAATTCATCGTCTTCGGATTAATATCCATCGTCTTAATAATTGTGCCTGGCACCGCTTTCACCTCCGCAGCCGTCACCACATGAGCGAAATCAGTTCCAACAATGCCAATCGCATCCTTCCCATTTCCACCGACGCTCGTCTCATAAGAATACCCGAGCCTGGGCATTGACAACCCAATAGCAGCCGGAGCAAGCACCGAAGCAATTGCAGCAGCCTCACCTTGAGTGGGTTTGGTTTCATGCGTGTGTTGATTCCCAGGATGGTCTTCATCAAAAATCGTTCCTTTGACCATCTTCTTCCATTTTCCACTGAGATAATCAACACCATGTTCAATAATTCCTTTCCCAGTAATTGCCTTCGATCCTGAATTGATCGTGTGGTAGCCGGCAAGTGCCTCCTCAGTCCACTTCAAGCCTCGCTCATGAGCCAGCTTATTTCGCGGATAACCTGCAGTAACACTTCTTTCCTTCTTCTTTTTTGCGGAATAGGCAATTGCCTGACGCTCTTCTTTCTCCCTCCATGCCGGTCGAACATAACTCGATGACTTCAGGACCAATGCTGTACTCGGGCTTTTTCCATACAAGCCAGTACTGCGCGGTACAAAGCCACTGCCAACTCTGGCCGTCTTCTGATCCAGCCCAGGAGCACTCCGCAATTGTCGCACTGCTGAAAGTGACGTATCAACTCCAAATCCCTTTCCTTGCTCGTTTTTAAGGCCTCGCTTCCGCTTGCCTTTTTCTCGTTTTTTGCCGACATGAGACATCACTGCACAACAAAAACTTTATCTGCACACTGAGAGCACAGACACTTCAAGTTCAGTCCATGCCGCTGTATCGACGCAACAACTCCCAATCGGGTAGTAATGCAATCTTCTTAGCGACATCCCAGTCAGACTTTCCTTGGTTTGTTCTGTAAGTTTTATCGTACAATGCAATGTAGTCAGCAATAACAACAAGCATCATTTGTCGTAATGCAGGATCGCCCCACGAATTATAGCGAATTCCTGCCAATCGTTGTAGTTGGTAGGGTGGCGGCCTTAGACCTTGAATTCCTGGGCCACCTTGAACTAAACTTGAATACACATTGTCACCATCCAACTGGTGAAACACTCGTTCATAAAATTCGTCGTACACAAAACCAAACGCCAGAAACCGAAGTTCCTTAGCCTTTCGAGCCTTAAATGACGGCGATTCCAATGTGATTCCGAAATGTTCATACAACACGAGAGCCATCTGCTCACCGTCGTATTTCCCCTCTTCGGTTGTATAGGTTATGTCATCACCCAAAATCACGGTTGAATTTGCTTCTTTCCACGCTTCCAACGCAGAATACGCATTTTCAAAACCTGGCACCAAAACCAGCCATGAATAAAAGACAAGAAATAACGCAAATCGCGAATTGTCAACACTAGTCAAAAACTGTCCGCTCGGGTTTCTCCCTTCACCATCACTTCCTTTGACGTAAAGTTCACCATCCGGCATAACAAGCATTCCCATGTTAACCATATCACGAATTCGCTTCATTCTCTGCCAATTTTCAGCTGTTTGATA